CAAATAAAAAAATCGCCTCGTTTATATATATGAGCCACTTTGGAAACGACATTACAGAGCAATACATTAATAAGATGTATGAAGACCTCCAAAAAGAGCAATTGAAGCTGATGAATGACCTCAAAACTGGCACAGACGGGGCAAAAGAAAGCACAATCACCAAACAAATCTCGCTGATTAATACGATTAATGTCGCACTAATGAGGTTTAGAAACTTACGAAAGAAAGGCATTGAGTAATAGTATTCTCTTATTATATAAATATGGTTAGAAGCACATTAGTTTATCACCCAAGATTAGCATTTGGCGGACGCACTCACCAAGTTAGAGGCAAGATGAAAGGTCGCGGTGGAACCGTATTGTTGGACGGCGGTATGGGCGGACAGAGTTCGTATGCGACCATTGACGATTATATTAGCACAACGGCTCGGCCCTCGCCTTCGCTGACGAATATGGGCGGAATGGGTTTAGTGAAAAATATGACCTCTCCGTTCAAGAAAGAGGCTATGAACGACAAAATTAAAAGTATGATGGTGAAACCGAAGGTGAAAAACATCAAGTTCAACCTTTAAGCATTTAGGGCGTTTAGCGGAATAGTAGTATTATTTTTTGTATAATACTACTATATAAAATGAGTTGCGACAAATTGGTTTTTGACTTATCCCAAGAGATAGAAGGCTCTCCCAATGTCTTCGTAAAGAAGGACTGGCTTAATATTTTGGACAACCAGAACGGGAACTACAATAGTAATCAGTCAATTATTGACACTTCCCAGCTTTCCAATTCCAATAAGTATATGTCTTATCGCGAGGCCTATTTAGCAATGCCGATGCTTTTGACCCTCGGTACTTCTTCTATCGCTACGGCGGCCAATTTTTTACCCGCAGCGGGGGGTGGAGCCACTTCGGCAGACTACGCGGTCGGGTTGAAGAGTTGGTTCGGCCAGATGATACACTCTATCACTTTGGACTACAACGGAACTACGATAATTCAGCAGACCCCATTTGTGAATATGTGGAACTCTTTTAAATTGATGACTACTTTGAGTTGGGCTGATGTGGCTGTGATGGGGGCGACTATTGGTTTTTACCCCGATGACCCTTTGAGTTGGTCTTATCAGGCAGCCGTTTCCCCTACGGGTATTGGTACTTGTAATAATACCGATTTTGGTACTACTGTGTTCGGTGGTGTGGTTCAAGGTGCTTTTAATAGATATAACAGCGAAGGTGGAAATATTGGCTACTTAAAGCGTCAGCAATACATCAACTACGATATACAAGGCGACAGCGGTTCAGGCACATTTGCGGGTCAGTTAGACACAGACCAGACCAGTAATCTTTGGAAATCGTATATTTGTAAAAAGACTGACGGTGTGAATAATACTACACAAGGTATGTTCCAAATCTGTATTCTCTCGGTGGTTTATTTAAAACATCTCCACTCCTTTTTTAATATGGCTCCTTTGTTGAAGGGTGTGTTTATGAAACTCACTTTGACCCTCAACAATACTACGGTTGAGTTTGCTTCGGCTGGTTTGGCTGGTGCTTTAACTCTCAACAGTGTTTCCAATGCGGTCGGTGGTGTCTGCCCTTTGATGATTACCTCTGCTCTCGCAAACAACGGGTCGGTTGCCTGTTTAGGTACTAACACATACAGAGCCAATATCTCGGTGGGGGCAAGATGTTTAGACGCTACTTTGGTACAAGGTGGGGCGAGTGAAGGCACAATGGCCCGAAGCATTTACCTCTATGTTCCCGCATACACATTTAATCCTGTCTTTGAACAGGCATATTTGTCTTCTCCAATCAAGACCATTGCCTACACCGATATTTACCAATACCAGATTACCAATATCGCGGCCAAAACAGGACAGATTAATAATCTACTAACCAACGGCATTGCTAATATTAAATCGGTTCTTCTTCTTCCCTTTTACGCGGCCGCCTCCAATCTCATTATTGGTGCGGCCGCCACTGCCCTTCCTGTTTATCAATCTCCCTATGACCCAGCAGGAACGGGGCCAACTTCTCCTTTGTGTTTGCTCTCCAACTTCAACATTGTGGTTTCGGGCCAGAACACTATTTACAACACACAGAGATATTCTTTTGAACAGTTCGCAAATCAGTTATACGGTGTAAATGCGGTGAATGGCGGTATGGTTGATGGGCTCAATTCTTCGCTAATAAATCAACTCGGGTTTGAAATGGCTTACTCTTATTTCTATGTAGATGTATCCAGAATGCTTCCCGTAGAGGAAAGTGTCCCGAAATCAGTACAGGTTGTCGGCCAAAATATGTCGGCAAGAGCCATTGACCTCTGGTGTTTCATTGAATACGGATGCTCGGTTTCGGTTGATATTTTGACTGGCGCAAGAGTTTAGGCGATGAACTGATTTTTACTAAAATACCACAAACTAATTTTTATATAGCACTACTATATAAAAATGGCTCAAAAAGTAATGTTAGGTATGTCGCGAAAGCAAATTAGTAAATTGAGAAACGGACACAAGGTTCGCGTAAAGCCCCCTATGGAAGGTGAAGGCGTTTGCGTCATTGTTCGCCCAGAAACTTACAATTTGGTTAGCAGAACATTCGGCAGAGGCAAGGGTTTAGAGTTGTCTTTGTCCCCCGAAGAACTACAATTAAATAAGACCGAAGCCTCCTCTATGGAAGGCAAGGGTATTTTTGGCCCCGCGTTTGATAGATTTTTAGAAAGAAAGGGGTTGAAGAAGGCTGTATATAAAATCGGCGACCAATTGAAACCCGCCGCCAAAACAGCTCTCATTGGTGCTTTGACCGCGGGTGGTGCCTCACTCGCTACGGCAAATCCAGCTCTTATCCCTTATATCCCTGGTGGTGTGGCCGCCTTATCTTCTCTGGGTCTGGATTATATTGAAAATCCAAATAGTTATTATTCGGGTGCGAAAGCAAAAAAAGCAAAATCGTTGGCTGGACGAATGGTTGAAGACAAGGCACTCCAAATCATTAATAGAGAAACGGGGGCAAATCTCGGGGCGTTAGATAGGGCTTCTATTGGTTCGGCCATTGCGAACAAGGCACAAGCCGAGATGATTGACCGTAGTGTAGCCGACCAATATTCGTTCTCTGGAAATGGGTTGTATGCGGGGCAAGGCCTCGGTCTGGGTGTTGGACGAAGCGGGTGTGGTGTGGGTGGCGAAAGAGGTGTTCGCAGAACTGGTGGTTCTATTGGCCTCGGCGGTGGTATGGTTTCTCAACCTCCCGCCCTCCGCTCTCAACCGTTTAGTGCTAATTTTCAGTTCCAACATACCCTACCCCCTGCTTACCAAAAGTTTTCCAGAGGGTCTGGGTTGGGTCTTTGAGCGTAATTTAGGCGAGATTTAAGTATCCATTAATTATATAGATGAGTTTGACCGATACACAAATCCGCGAACTATGCTCCAAAATGAATGTACCATTGGCGAAAGATGGTATTATTTTTAAGGACGAATTGCCTACAAAGATGGAATACAATAAAGCCTATTTTATAAATCTGGAAGACGAATACAATGCCGAAGGGCGTTTAAATACGGGTTCTCATTGGACGGCATTTATCATTGTAAAGTATCCAACGGGCGAAATAGACCCAATGTATATGGACGCGTATGGTATGCCCCCGCCCGAGATTGTGAAAGAGCGATTAATGAAGTTTTGCGGAAAGAAAATCCCATTTAATACGAAAGACATACAGAGCCTAATGGCGAATGCTTGTGGGTGGTATTGTTGTGCTTGGCTACACTATTTATTTAATTTTCCCCACAGAATAGGTGATATTTATATGGATACTGAAAAGTTTTTGGAATATTTTGACGATTTAAATAAGTCTATTGATTTTAAGAAAAACGAGTATATCCTCAAACATTTTTTCCAATCAGCAGACCCCGCGTTGAGAAGGGCGATTGAAGTCATTGCCCCGACAGAGCAGATTACCGACGATACAAATGGCGGAATAGACGGATTTAATGAGGAAGGGGTGAGAATGGCGAGGCCAACAATGACGGGCAGAACGGGGCTTAACCAATAGGTATTACCCAGTAGTAGAAAACTGGTAGGAAAGTAGAAAACTGGACGCTTTTTCCAGAAAAAATTGGCCGAAAAAAATAGCGACCTCCTAAAAAGCAAACCACCGAAAAAAATCCAGCCAGATTTTTCCAAAAAAAGCGTCCAGTTTTCTACTTTTCTACCAGTTTTCTACCGACCCTCATTCCACCTTA